ACGCAATTCCAGTTTGAAGATGACTTTTTCGGGAGCAGTAACGCGCCGCTAAAGCACACGTTACAGCTAATCCATACGCAAAACGAGGGCATTATAAACGCCGTCAAAAATTCGGCGGTGATCCGCTTCCTTGCAAAGATCGCCAACAAGATAGCCCCGGAAGCGGTGAAGATCGAAAGGGATCGCTTTGCCGCCGACAACTTGACCAGCGACAACACAAGCGGCCTAATCGTGCATGACAGCACATTTACGGACTTCAAGCAGTTAGAGAGCAAGCCGTACACAGTGAACGCCGCGCAGATGAAGCTAATCAATGAGAACGTCTTTAATTACTTTGGCACCAACGAGGCTATTTTACAGAACAAATTTACGGAAGATCAGTGGGCGGCCTACTATCAAGGGAAGATTGAGCCTTTTGCCATACAGCTTTCCCTTGCGCTAACTAACATGACCTTTAGTAAAAAAGAGCTTGCCCATGGGAACAGGATCACGCTAACCAGCAACCGCCTACAACACGCAAGCAATAAGACAAAAATGGAGTTTTCCACGTCTTTAATTGATCGCGGCGTTGTAGTGCCGAATGAGGCAAGGGAGCTATGGGGCCTATCGGCCATTGAGGGCGGCGATGAGCGAATCATCCGCCGCGACTACGTAAAGGCCGCTATGATGGACATGAGGGACAGAGAGATTCAAGAGAACTTGAACAACGGCGGCGAAATGGAGCCAGAAGATACAGCGGATAAAGAAACTCAAAGAATGGCTTTTATCGTCAGGCAAATGATGAAAGAATACGCAGACTTATTATACAGCGATAGAAAAAATGGGGGTGAAAAAAATGCCGATAGCAAAGAATAGAGAATACAGGGCGGTAAGCCATTTACTTATGCCCACCGCCGCTGAAACACAAAAGCGGATAGACAGCAATTTTTATGTGGAAGGGTACGCCACAACATTTGAAAGATACCTATGGTGGGAAAGCGATGGGGTTAGATTTTATGAAGAAATAGCCCCGGACGCGCTAAGCGGTGCGGACACATCAGATGTCATCATGCAATACGATCATACCGGAAAAGTCCTAGCCCGTCTAAGTAATGCCACCTTGGGCATTGAGGTAGACGAAAAGGGGCTTTTTATGTTTGCGGACTTATCGAAAAGTACCGCCGCCAAAGAGCTTTATGAGGAAATATCAGCAGAGCTTATTACGCGCATGTCTTGGGCGTTCACGGTGGAGCAGGAAAGCTACGAGAGGATAGACGCAAACACAAGGCTACGCAGGATAGAGCGGATCAAAAAAGTGTATGACGTATCAGCCGTGAGCATACCCGCAAACGATGGTACGGAAATATCCGCCCGCAGTTTCGCTGAAAGGAGTTTTCAGGCGGAGCGGCAGGAGTTGCTAGGGCGGCAAGCAAGACTACTTAACTTAAGAATCAAAATGATGGAGGTTTAAAAATGAACAGACTACAGGAGATCAACGAAAGACTACAAGCAATATCCAGTGAAATTGAAACCAGAGGGGACGGGATCACCGCCGAAGATTTAGCGGCGTTTGAAACCGAAGTAACCGCACTCATGGAAGAGCGGGAGCAAATCACCACCTCCGCAGAACGTAGGCAAAGTATACTTGCAGGGATTGCCGCAGGAAGCACAGAGACCAGGGCGTTGACCAGCATGGGAGCGGGCGGCGCAACGCCACCAGCGGCGGGCGGCGAGGAAACAGACCGCTTCGACACACCGCAATACCGCAAGCACTTTATGGAATTTACGTGTCGGGGTACGCCGATTCCGGTAGAGTACAGGGCCGCAACAGATGCCGTGACCACAACGGGAGATACAGGGGCGGTTATCCCAACTACCATAATGAACGAAATTATCAAAGAAGCCGAAAGTTACGGGCATATCTTTAGCCGTGTCCGTAGGCTGAATGTCCAAGGCGGCGTTTCTTTCCCGATCTTGACGCTCCGGCCAACGGCTTCTTGGATAGGAGAAAAAAAGTCAAGCAACACGCAAAACCTAGAAGCGAACGAAGATGTGTCTTTCAGCTTCCACGGCTTAGAATGCAAGATCGCGCGGACGCTTCTTGTGAGCATTGTAACACTGGCCGAGTTTCAAAGGCAGTTTGTGCCGCTTGCAGTTGAAGCGATAACAAAGGCTGTTGAAATTGGCATTTTCAGAGGCACGGGAATCGGCCAAATGCTAGGCGTTCTAAAAGAGCCGAGAATACCAAAAGATAATATAATCACTTTATCCAAGGCCGAATTTCAAACGTGGACGGCCTGGAAGAAAAAAGTATTTGCCAAGATGAAAATTTCGTACAGGTCAGGCACCTTCCAAATGGCGCAAGGCACCTTTGACGGCTACATTGACGGTATGGTAGATGACAACAAACAGCCAATAGGCCGCGTAAACTACGGCATTGACGGCGGCGAAACCTACCGTTTCGGCGGGCGGCGTATTCTGCCCGTAGAGGATGAAGTGCTCCCGGCTTACGAAGATGCAAAAGTCGGTGACGTTGTGGCCGTCTTTATGCGCCTCAGTGACTACGCCGTTAACACTAACATGCAAATGCGTGTAGTGGAGTGGATGGATCACGATGATAACCAACTCAAAAATAAGGCCATCGTGATTTTAGATGGCAAAGTCCTAGACCCCCACGGAATCCTTTTGATTAAAAAAGGGGAATAGCCCCACCGTGTGGCGGTGGAGATGTAAGGTTTAATCGTTCGTCATCCAACGGGCGTAAAGGAGGTTGACCATGTTAGAACAAATAAGGCTTGCTTTGCGCCTTACCAACAACACGTTTGACGGCGAAATAAACGACCTTATAGCGGCCTGTAAGTTGGACTTGAAAATAGCGGGCGTTGTCAACATAGAGGACAGCGACCCGCTTATCTTACGGGCCGCTACCCTGTATTGCAAGGGGCATTTCGGCTTTGCGGACGTGGGAGTAAAATTCTTACAGTCCTACGAAATGCTTAAAATATCACTTTGCCTTGCGGGTGACTACAACAAAAAGCCGGGTGGTGATGCCTCTTGATGAATGACGGCATTTTAGGGATTTACCGCAAGATACCGACAAAGAGCGCAGGCGGCAAGCCGATAGAGGTCTTAGAGTTTTGTGAAGAGGCATTCTATGGCGAAATTAGTTTCAAGGCCTCGGAGTATTACGAGGCCAAGCAAGCCGAAACGGAAATAGTGAAAAAGGTACGCATACACCAAGATAAAACTATCTGCAATAAGCACGTTGTCATTGTAGGCGGTGTGCAATACGGTGTGGGGCGTACATATTCAACTGTTGCTAAAGGCATTGCTATAACGGACATAACGCTAGAGAGGGTGACGGCGAACTATGACATTGCTTGATTTCTATAATCTGCTATTAGCGGCGGGCATACCAGTGGCGCACTATGAAACAGACCTAGAAGATTACCCGTACATGATCTACCATGAGGAAAAAACGTCCTACAAATGGGCCAGCGGGCTAACCGTGCGGGAAGATGTCCAGGTGGAGGTTGCGCATTTCACCAAGACAGAGTTTGACCCCTCTTTAGAGCGTTTGAAACGTGTGTTGCTGAAAAAAAAGATCGGATTCACAATTGAAACCCTCTTTAACCCGGACAATAAAGTGATCCTAAATATACTCGCTGTGACAATTTCAAGAGAAATGGAGGTAGAACCTTGAATAAGATAATCCGCAGTCAAGGCGGCCAGCAAATGCACTTTATGCCCGCCTCTACGCCGTGCTACTTCAACATTGTACCCGTTCCGGTGGAGGACGCAAAAGAGGGGCAGGAACCCGCATTTTTCAGCGTGGGCATTAACAACGTGAGTTTTGGCGTTTTCAAAAAAGAAGAACAGGCGGAGGCCGCACTAAACGAGCTTGAAAACTTCCTGCTTGACAAAACAATGCGCTTTCAGGTTCCGCCCGACAAGTAGAGGGGTGGTCACGTGAGTAACATTGAAAACGGCTTTGTGGATTTCGCAAGTGATATAGCGGAAATAACCGAAGTAATCACAGACGAAAAGGTACACGCAGATGTCTTAGAAAAAGGCGCAAAGCCCATTGTGCAACATGCCAAAATGCTTGCCCCGAAACGCACAAGAAAGCTGGTGCAAAGCATTGGGGCGGAGTATCGTAGCGCAAAAAAAGGCGTAGAGATAGGCATAGGCCCGCCCGTGGACACGGGCGGCGCAACCGGGTTCTATGGCCGCTTCCAAAATGACGGATGGCGGCCCGCCGCAGGTAGGCGGAAACGCTGGGGCGGTAGATTCATTTCGAGGCGTTCAGCCGGGAAAGTTCCACCGAAGTATTATTTACAGCGTTCACTTGACGCACAAGAAGGAAACGCATATCGCATTATCACAGAAGAACTAAGAACAAAATTAAAAGGAGTTGGAGCACCATGATTAAATCAGTAAGACCGACATATGAAGTATCAGTAGGGGCGGCCTTTTTCTGCCCGATCATAAGCCGCGATAGTGCGGGCATCGAGTATGAAACCGATGTAACCCGTGTAGATGTCATCAAAACGCTGGGCATTACGCCGCAAGTGGCAGAGCAAGAAATTTGGGCCAGCGGCGTATTGTTCGACTACATCAATCAAACCTCCGGCGCAGACATTGCCCTAGCCGCCGTTGCCTTACCGCCCGCATTGCTTAATAAGCTATCCGGTGCGGATCAGGCGGACGGCTTTGTATTCAACAGGGTAAACGACCTTGAAAAAGAGTTTGCTTTCGGGTATTGGGGCGAAAACAGAGACGGGAGCCTAGTTTTCTATTGGCACCCTGTTTGCAAGATCGCCCCAGGTGAAGAGACGAAAGCGACAAGGCAAAACGACCCGCCCGACCCAGAAAAAAACTTCAATATCAAGGTTATCCCGTTCGGTAGCGGTGATAAGGGCGGCGTATGGCGTGTGAAGTACGATCAAGGGGAGGCGAAAGCGGCAGAGCTTACGCCGCTGACCGTTGAACAATTCTTCATACAGCCGATCTACGAAAAAGACCAAATCCCCCCGCCTGCGCCGCAGGGCGCAAACGCGGCATTTGCTCCGTTGGACGGAGCAACAAACACGCTGACAAACAAAAGCGATGAAGGGGCAGACAAGAAAAAGTAAAAGTGTCAGTTTCGGACACCAGCAATAACCCGCTATGAGCCTAAAAACTCATAGCGGGATTTTATTATTTTACAGGAGGTTGCAGATTATGAAGTTTGAAAAAAGCAGATTAGAGCCATTGAAAATTGATATTGGGGGCGTTATCTATCCCGTGCGTGTGACCTTTGGCGGCATGGCAGAGCTTGAAGAAATCTTAGAAATGCCGTTTTTAGAAATCTTCAACAAGTTTATTGAAAACTCCTTTAACGCAAGGGAAACCCAAGCGACCCTATATGTCATGCTCAAAGGCGGCGGGGTTGAAGTGGCGTTAGAGGATTTGGATGATGCAGAATTTACCGCCGACACTTTAGGCGTTATGTCAGATGCCCTTATGCGGGCAAATACAGTAGTGACCCTCATAGAAGAGCAGAAAGAAAAAGAAACCGGAGAAAGCGGCGAAAAAAAGAAGAAACCAGCCTAGAATTTAATTGGTTCCACCATATCCACTTTGCAACAACAAAGCTAGGCTGGACTTACGATCAATTCATGGACAGCAATTTCTATTTCTACTACGGGATGGCCCAACAATGGCTATTAGCTAACGGGGCCAAACGAAAAGAAGAAAAAGACAAAAAAGAGCCTATAAAGGTGAAATATTTTGACGAACTGCCACCGGGCTATTGGTAAAGGGGTGAGATTATGGGAGCTTCAACGGTAAGATGGGCGGGCGTGCGCCTTACAATGGAGGGCGCACAAGAATTTAAAAAGAGCATGAACGACATAAATAACCAGCTTAAAACCAGCCAAGCGGAATTAAGCAAGGTTACAAATGGCTTTGCTAAAAACGAGCAAAACGCTACTACTCTTGCCGCCAAACAAAAGCATCTACAGGAGGCTTTCAAGCTCAATGGAGAAGCCATAGCCCTAACAAGAAACAAGCTGGATGAAGCAACCGCACAATTTGGCGAAAATTCCAGTGAAGCAATCGCCCTGCGCCGGGAGCTTGCATTTTTAGAAGCGGAGCAAGCTAACCTACAAAGGGCTTTAGATGAGACTAACAGGGCCATTGCGGGCCAGCGGTGGACGGAGTTAGGGGAAAAAATGCAAGCCACGGGCCAGCGAATGCAAGCCGTTGGGGACAAGATGCAGAGCGTTGGCAAGGGCCTTTCGGTTGCCGTCACTGCCCCGCTTGTCGCAATGGGTGCGGCGGCCTTGGTGGTGGGAGAAGATTTTGAGAACTCAATGAACAAAATCCAATCCAGAACCAGAATGACAGGGCCACAAATAGCGGAGTTAAGCGCAGAGTTTAGAGGCCTTGGAAAGTCACAAGAGTATGGTGCATTTTCAGCAAGAGAGATAGCGAACGCCTATAGTGAAGTTGCAACCGCAGGAGACACCGTAGCGCACGCCACGGGCTTAATGCGCTATTCAATGGTGCTGGCTACGGCAACAAACAGCGATTTAACAGCCGCAACAGGCTTCTTAAATCTAGCCCTTGTCAAAACGCAATCAGATATACAATCCGCAGAAAGATACATTAACGCCTTTTCCGCCGTTGCGGGAGAAAGCGGCATGAAGATAAATGTGCTTGAAAAGGCTATCGTTGCACTTGCCCCGACCATGAATATGACGGGAGCAAGTATAGAAAAGATGTCAGGCAAGTTAAATGTCCTTTATCGCGGCGGAATCTATGGAATAAATGCGGCTAGAGGCATAGAGCAAATGACAAACTCACTTATCGCAAATGCGGCAGAGTGGGAAAAGTTAGGTGCAAAGGTATTTGACGCACAGGGGAATATGCGCCCGCTGAATGATATTTTACATGACACTATGACCGTATTGGACAATGTGGCAACGGAGCAAGAGCGGTACAACTTACAAAACAGAATGTTTACGACAGTATACAGCCGCGCAGTGTTTACCGAACTGCAAAATAACCGTCAAGCATGGGCGGACAGCGTAGATATCATGTACGAGGCAACCGCCGCAGTCGATGGAACGGGCCGGGCCTTTGAGATGGCGGCAATCAGGCAAGAGACGCTAAGAAACTCAACCCAACAAGTACGGGCCTCTCTGGAAGAAATCAAGCTACAGATTGCCGATGCACTCATGCCGCACATACAAAGGCTTACGGACGGCATAGGGCGTGTGGTAGAGCGTTTTGCAAGCCTTGACGAAGGGACACAAAGGACGATCATTACCCTTGCGGGCGTTGCCGCCGCCGTAGGCCCCGTTTTATTAGTGGGTGGGAAACTTGTCTCCACGGCAGGAAAAATAACTACTGGATTTGGCAAAATGGTATCAGCCATAGGGGCGGCGGGCGGCGCAAGCTCGGCCTTGAAAGCGAAACTACCGCTAAAAACAAAGGCACTTGCGGCGGCGGCTGTAGGGGTGCAAAACTATACGTTTAAAATGGCACTGTTAAGCGAGAGGCTAACCAACTATACAACGAAACTAACCGCCGTAAAAGTAAAAACCAACGCCTCCGCCGCCACATTCGCTAAAAAAGGAGGCGTATTAAAGCTTACAAAAGCCGGATACGATGCCCTGACAGCAAGCATCATAAAAACGGGAAAAGCCATGAAAACAAAGTCCGTAGATGGATTTGTGCTGGTGGGCAAAAAATTAAAAGCTCTCAAAAAAGGACTTGCGACAGCAACCGGAAAGATCAAAGGCTTTGCCGCCGCCAACACCTTAAAGGGCGGAGCTTTAAAGATTGCGTCAGGCGGCTTTGCGTTACTCAAAAAGGGATTACTGGCCGCAACCGCAGGGGTTATCAAATTGACAGCCGCTATGTTGGCTAACCCAATAGGGGCCATTATAGCGGGCGTGGCGGCTCTTGCGGCGGGGATCGTCTTATTAGTCAGGCACATAACACGCCAAACAGAAACCACACGTGAATTAGCCGCCGCATCAGAGGAATTGGCAGACCGTCAAGAGCGGCTTATAGAATCAGCGGAGGCCGGAGCACAAGCGTTCGCCGACAGCAAGCACGAACTACAGGAGAACGCACAACTAAGCCGGACGCTTGCGAGTGAGGTCTTAAACCTTGCGGCGGCGCAAGATAGGACGGCGGGTGACACGCAGAGGTTACGGAGTGGCATAGAGCAGTTAAACGACATAGTGCCGGGGCTGGGCCTTGCGTTCAATGAATACACCGGAGAGCTAAACATGTCCACAGATGCGCTTTGGGAAAACTTGGAGGCGGCCCAAGCGCAAGCGGAAATAGCGGTATTGATCGAGGAACGCGCCCGCCTCACCCGTGAAGCAGTACAAGCCGAAACGGAGCTTGTGGCCGTGGGCCGCTTGCGGGAAGAAATTGAGCAAAAAATAGCCGATGGCATGTACAGTAGCAACCGTGAGCGCGCTCAATGGCAAGGTTTAGTTAGAGAATTAACCGAGCAGGAAGCGGGGTTAGAGGGCCAACTACAGCTAACGAATGCACAAATTGAGATCACGGACGAAAAACTTGATGCCGCCGCCGAGAGTGCGGAGGCGATGGCCGCCGCAAACGAATACCTGATAGAAACGCTCTACAGAACAACGGCGGAGATGGCGGCCTATGAAGCGGTCTTATGGGGGATTGCGGGATCCCAAGAAGAGGCCGTAAACATGATGACAGGCTCCTTTGAGAGCTACGCCGCCAAGACCACCGACCTATTTAACCGCATACGAAACGATGTACAAATCACGATTGCCGATGTTATAGAAACACTCAAGCACAATACAAGAGTTACGGAAGAGTGGAGCATAAACATGGCAATTCTGGCCGAAAGGGCGATAGATCAAGGGATCTTAGATCAACTCGCCACGGGAACGCCGGAGGCAATGGCTTTAGCGGCGGCCATGGTTCACGGGTGCGCCGATGAAGTGGCCGTATTGGAGCATTATTTCCAGCGCGGCCTTGAAGCGGCCAACAATGCGGCAATAAGGGAATTGGCAAGGCCGGACGTACCGAACGCAACACAAGACATGGTAGACGAAATAGAGCGGGTTATCCTCACAAGCAACTCTATGGAAGATGCCCTTACCACTATGGTACACAACGCCCACGGAGCCGGGGAAGCCGCAATAAAGGCGGCTAACTTCCCGCACCTTGGACAAGGGGCCGTAGATGGCTTTGTGGACGGCGTAGAGGGTTCAAACGCCAACGCGGAGGCCGCAGGGACTGGCACCGCTAACGCCTACTTAGACGGCTACACAAGCACGATGGAACAAAATTCACCGTCACAAGTTATGAAGAGAAAAGGCGGCGGGGCCGTAGACGGATTTGTAGGTGGGGTGGAAGCGGAAATACCAGCCGCCGCCACAGCCGGAAGCGATATGGCAGAGGCGTATATAAGAGATGCCGCCAACGCCATACTTGCGGACACGTCCATACCTGAAAACGCACGTCAGGCAATCCAAAGAATGCGGGACGCATCTATCAACGCCGTGCAGTCCCTAAACTTCCCACAAGTCGGCACACAGGCCGCACAGGGCGTAGCAAACGGCATTAGAAACGGTGACGGCATTGTATCAGCCGCCGCACGTCAGATCATCAACAACGCCCTATCCGCCATGAGGGCCGCCGCCGCTATCCGTTCCCCGTCACACGAAACAACGAAGATAGCGGAAATGATGGGTGCGGGCATTGTGCGCGGTACAAATAACTACACACCGAAAGCTGTAGCCGCCGCAAACAATCAGGCACAATCTTACCTCCGGGCGGTATCGTCAACGCTTGATAATGACACAACTGTACCGAACTCATACCGCACACAACTACAGAGAATGCTTTCCCATGCGGGTGAAATGCAGTCGCAATCCTCTAATTTCCAACGGATCGGACAAGGATTGTCTAAGGACTTAGCGGACGGGCTACACAAAGGGCAAGTAGTAGATAAATCCATGGTCAGGCAACTACAGCAGATGAAACAATCCCTTGCCACACTGAAAGCGCAATCGGCACAATTCCAGCGTGTAGGTAATGAACTTGCACGGAAATTAGCAAGCGGAACGGATCAAGGGACAAATACATCTGTCCGCACCGCACTACAGAACCTAAATAACGCATTTCAGCAAATCCTAAACCAAATCAGGGCTATGGAAGGACAATTTCACGGCGTGGGCCGGAACATAACAAACGGCGTAGCAAACGGCATTAGAAGCGGTGACAGTATCGTATCAGCCGCCGCCCGCCAGATCATCAACAACGCCCTATCCGCCATGAGGGCCGCCGCACAAATCAGATCACCCGCAAGAAAAACGTTCAAAATAGCGTGTCAACTCATGGACGGAATGCTACGGGGCCTTGATTCTAAAATGGGCGAACTTGCGGCCTACTGCAAGCGGATCACGGACAAAGTGGCAGACGGCCTAAAGATAGACACGTCCGGGATCATAGAGAACTCTAAAGCCGTGCTACGCTCCATGCAAACGGCCCTACCAGCCCTAGATAGCAATATCAAATACACGGCCCACCCGCTACCCGCTGGCCATGCGCCCACTCCCCCGCCACCCGCACAAGTCCATATCACTTTTGGAGATGTGCATGTACGTGAGGATAAGGATATAGACCAAATCGTAAATACGATAATCCGCAAACTGGGCAAGGAAGTGGACTACAACAGTAAAATTGGGGGGTTGCGTATACAATGATCGGATTTTTCTTCAACCATAGACACAGCCGGGAGTTTTGGTTAGCTATGGAGGACGCACACAGGCCACTACTCCCCGCCCGCCGCCGCAATGACTACGAGATCACGGGGCGGCACGGCACTACAGACTTCGGCGGCGAAACCTACGAGACAAGGCAAATCCCTGTAGATATTCACTTTATAAGTGACAATGTGAGGAACCTACAGACTGTAGCCCGTGAAATCGCCTTTTGGCTAAGCAGAAAGGGCCTACTCTGGTTCGATGATGAGCCGGACAAAGCCTATGATGCCGTGGTCTATGACGCGGTGGACACCGAACAGCTTATAAGGACAAAACGGGCTACAGTGACATTTGAGTGCCAACCGTTTGCAAAGACAATCAACTTCATACAGCGCGTACACACCGGGGTTAGTAGCGGGCATGTCATGGACGATGTTTTCAGTCACGGAACAGTGCCAACGCCCGCAAGGATCATCATTACGAACACGGGAACGATCAACACAGGCAATATCATAATTAAAAGGAGGGCATTAAGCCGATGAATGCAAGCACACATTTAGAACATGCGATTTTAAACCACTTTTTCAGAAATGAACCCGTAACCATGCCGCCCGCGTTATTTCTCGCCCTGTACATCTCCGACCCTACGGACGATGACATAGGCACAGAGATAGCGGGCGGGGCCTACGCACGTCAGCCTATCACCTTTTCCGCACCGCAACAAATCAACGGGCGGGGCCAGATCGCCAATGACACACAGATACTTTTCCCCACCGCAACGGATAATTGGGGGACTGTCTCGCATTGGGGTGTTAGAGATGCGGCCACGGGCGGGAACCTATTGACCTATGCGCCTGTACCAACGCCAAAGCTCATAGAAAGCGGTGATGAAGCGAAATTCAACGCCGATGCAATCACAATTTCGGTAGACTAACGCAAGGAGGGCGGCTATATGTTGGCCTTTAACCGCGGGCGATTTAACCGCCCTACCAATAAAAGCGTTCTGCTTTCGGGAGATGCGGCCCTTGAAGTGACGGCGGCGGGCTGCATAAACGCCGCCATGTCACTAAAAGGGACGGCAAGAATTACAGTATTAACATACTTTGGGGCCGCAATCTCCGTTAGGGCAATCGGTGAAGTGTCAAGGGTGCGTTTTCTAGGGGAAGCGTCAGACGGTACACGGGTTGCCAAATTTAACAGGATGGGCTTCAACCGTGGAAAATTCAACGCCTCCGCCCATAAGCGGAGCAATGCGAATATATCAATGGCGGCGGCGGGGGAACTTACCGCCGCCCGTTGCTTTAGCGGGGCCGCTGAAATAGAGATACAGGCAGACAGCGGGGCCTTAAACGTCTCTAATGCCTTTAGTGGCGATACTGAAATAATCCTACTTACTGATGGTTACATGAACGCCGCTAGATCATTTGAGGGTGCGGTAGAGGTCATTCTATCAGCTCTGGGCTATGTCAATGTAATCCGAGGCATGGAGGGTGCGGCCCTCACTCTCCTAAAAGCTACAAGCCGTGAGTTTAACACATTCCGGCTTGAATACATAGAACTACCAAACTTGACACTTGCGCCGGGGGATGAACTCATCATAGATACGGACACAAAGACTATAACGCTAAACGGTACAAATGTCATGCGGTATTTGAGCCGTGCAAGTGAATTTTTCCAATTCAATCCAAGAGAAAACGAGATTGAATATATAAGCTCTAATCCAGATGATCACATGGAAGTTAGGATACTCTGGAAAGATGCATGGTTATAGGGGGTGTGAAGATTGTCTACCGCAAATATGCCGAGGGTGTACGACCAAAACAACAACTTATTAGGGATACTTGAAAAGGCTATCAACGTAGGCTACAAGCAAGTATACAATGGCCTTTGGACGGCCACCTTTACACTTCCCGCAGATGATCCGAAAAATGAGTATTGCAAGCCGTTTAACTATGTGGAAATCTTTGACGAACAGCGGCGCATTGAGCTTTTCAGGATCATGCCAAGCACACTGACCCGCATGGGAAAGCGGGGCTTTATTGTTTATGAGTGCGAACACGTCATAACCACACTACTAGACAACGTGCTTTTCAAGTTTCATCAAATTGGAAATATCGGGGTTTTCACCCATGAGGTCATAAACTACGTCTTAGGCTTTCAGAGCGTGAGAAATTGGACTTTGGGGCGGTGTGATTTTCGGCACCAATTTCTTTACAAGTGGGAAAGTGAAAACCTTTTAGCCGCCCTATTCTCCGCGCCGCGCCCGTTTGCGGATGAATGGCACTTTACCTATGACACAACGGTATACCCGTGGATCATCAACTTGGAGCGGGCAGAGACGGAAATAAGCTGTGAGATACGCCACGGAAAGAACATGCTGGGCATTGAGCGGCAAATAGACCCTACAAACCTTGTGACCCGTCTAATACCGCTGGGCTACGGAGAGGGCGAAAACCAGCTAACCATTGAGAGTGTGAACGGCGGGCGGAACTATATAGAGGCCGACACAATAGATGTATGGGGGCCAAAAGAAACGATATGGACAGACCGCCGCTTTGAAGATGCAAATAACATACTTGCCACAGCGCAAGCTATGTTAGAACGGCTAAAAAATCCGTGGATTTGCTATACGGTAAGCTCCATAGACCTTTTTAAGCGTACCATGCAAGACTTTGACCAATTCAAAGAGGGGCGCATGGTGCGGGTTATTGACAAGGTAGATGATATAGACGTAGATACCCGCATAGTGGAGATTGAAAAGCCGGACGTGACCAAGGCGGATATAACCGTTACCATCGAAAACAAAAATAGAAACGTAGCGGGAAGCATTGCCGCCTTGCAGGAGCGGGCGCGGATCAATGATACATACGCGCAAGGATCGGAAACGCTCCTAACAATTCCATTTAGCGATAATGCAGAGGCACGCTTCCCGGCGATCTTTGAATTTTATGTGCCGCCCAATATGGTAAACGTAAACGAGGCCATACTAAGGATACAGCTTTTGCCGTTCCGGGCGTTCTCTAGGGCTGTGCGCGGCGGGGGCGGCACAACGCAGTCTACAACCAGCGGCGGCGGAACGACAGAAACGACAACCAGCGGCGGCGGCGAAACCGCTACTTCGTCAGCGGTTACACTGCTCCCGGCGAACATGCAAGTGGAAGATGACGGGGGGGTAGGGGCCGCCAACCATAACCACGGGATAGCGCGGGGAACCCCGTGGGTAATGGGAATAACCGTTACACGGGATAGTACGGGGGTCATAACGGACGTAGCCCCGCAGTACCACGGATGGAGTTGGACACCATCCGGCGCACACAAGCATGAACCACACAGCCACAACGTAACGATCCACCCACACAGTCACAACGTGACGGTTCCGGCCCATAGCCATAACGTGACCGTACCAGACCACACACATGAAATTGAGTTCGGAATATTTCAAGGATCGGCGGCGCAATCAATTAGCATTAGGGTTGATAATAACTTAATCCCGGTATTGTCAGACCTGAATAATATAGACCTTATCCCGTTCCTACGCAAAGACGGCGGCGGGCGTATCGTGCGGGGCGCATGGCACAGGCTGGAAATTGTGCCGGACAGATTGACCCGTATTTCAGCACAAATATTCTTTAATATCTTCACAAATTCAAGAGGGGGAGGCAATTTTTAATGACACTTCAAGAGATGTACAGAGCAAAGCTAAACAGCCCGGAGACAAATATCATAGGCACCATATCGGCCACCGCTACGCAATTTACAGTAGTGGACGTTACGGCGGTAACGCCGGATGACGGTATATTCCCTATCCTGCTTATGATCGGCGGCAATCGGACGGACTGCGAAACGGTACGCTTGACCGCTATTGACGGGAACACCCTAACCGTGGAGCGGGGCTATAAAAGTGCGGCCCGTGCGTGGCCAGCGGACGGGAGCGGAGCGGGCGAGATCATAGCCGCAAACTTCGGCGCACAGCACCACAACGCTTTTGTAGAGAACATAGAGACGCTAAAGGAGGCAGTAGAAAACGGCGGCGGTGTGGAGCTTCCGGCCCTTGAAGTGATCCGGGAAAACATAAAATCACTACAAGAGGATTTAGAAAACGTCAGCGACACCCTTAAAGCGTCTGTAAAGCAGAGCCTTGAAGAAATGGGGCGAACTCTCGAAGCCCTTGAAAAATCACTACAAGAGGATATGCAAAGCACCAGCGACACCCTCGAAGCGTCTGTGAAGCAGAATATAACCAATATTACGCAAGAAGTTATCGAAACGCAACAGCTTCTGGGTGTGACTTCTCAGCAAGCCACTGATAACTCTTCGGAGATTCAACTCCTTAACGGCTTGATTGGTGTTGCCGGTGGTCTTGCCACACTGGGCGATAATATAAAATTACCTCTACCACAATTGCCAGCGCATACAAACGAGGAAAGTTCTATTTTAGGGTGCGCCTCTGCTTCTGAATTTGGTCATGCACGGGCCGCAACACAGTTACCGTTAAGAAATGGCGTAGCCTCGGTTGGAACAGATAAGGGCGTCTTTGCCAATGAAGATCACGTTCACCCGGAGAGTTCTGCGGGAGAAGAAGACCGTTGGGCGAGGTTTGTTTCTGATGTTTTTAATTTTCAATTTTTTAAAGCCTTAGGATTCTAAGGTGGAAGGAGAACAGAGCTATGAATGGAATGCAAATTTTTACAGAAAACGGTGGAAGGAGAACAAAAGTATGAACGGGATGCAAATTTTTACAGAAAGTGGTATGTTTACACCTCATCAAGCAGGAATCCCCTACAAAATATTTGTAATTGGTGCTGGTGCTGGCGGTGGTGCTGGCGGTTTAGGTGGGCGTAGCCATTTGGCAACACAGCAGAGTACGGGGGGTGCTGGCGGTGCTGGCGGCGGCAATGGTAAAATCGCAATCGCAGTTTGGACACCGGAGACTTTAGCGGCGATTCCGGTTACTGTTGGGGTTGGCGGGATTGGCGGACTTGGGGCCGCAAGTGTAGCGGCTGGTTCCACTGCACAAAATGGCCCGGCTGGCCAGCAGGGCCAGCCGGGCGGTGCGTCGTCTTTTGGGGATATTATTACTGCAATCGGCGGCCTAGGTGGCCTTGGTGGGCCGGGCGGCACTGCAAGCACGGCGGCGGTCACGCCCGCACTCAACGCCGCCGCAAGAGGGATTGACGGCGGCGGAGACGGCGGCTTTGGTCTTGGTTTCGGAATGAACACCGGAGATTCTACAAACTGGTTTGCGCTCAATTCGGGTAAGCCAGGAAAGGCAAGCGGCACTATCGTTTTTCCAGAATTTATTCCGTGGGGCCTTAATCCTATAGATAATGGAGGCATCGGAACTACCGCAGCGCGCGCCGCTGGCCGTGGTGGTGGCGGAGCTCACGGCACAATGCTACCGTTTGGAGAGTTCGGCGCATTTCGGGGTGGTCAAGGAATGCCTACTATGGTAACTGCTGGCAGTGGTTTTGGCGGTATAGGCATTGGCGCAGGCGGTGGCGGTAGCGCAGGTAGTGCAGGTGCAACTACAGGGGCTATTGGGGCCACACACGCAGGCGGACAGGGCGCACCGGGTGCGGTTATTATTATGTGGTAAAAAAAGGAGGTATTACTATGTGGTACGTAGTCGTTTTAAATGGCGTTGCACAGGAGTCTATTGCGGAATTTAATCCAGATTTTCCTGATACTCCAATTGAACGCCGTTATTCTGCTGATTTTCTAAAAAAAACAATCAAATCCAAAACGGAAATTTCGTCTGGGTGCTTGTATAACACGCATACGGGCGCATTTACAGAGCCGCTTACAGAGGGAGGCGCAAACTGATGTCAGATCAAGGATACAGCGTATATGAGAGTATCGTAAACGCCACGGCAAGCGAACTGATCTTATTTTTCGTGATTATGGCCGTCTTAGCTATCCCGCTCTATATCGTGGTGCTAAAGGGCCGCAAAGCCGACAGACAGCATGACAGGGAGCGAGAAGCGCAATTCTTAGAGGTCATCAAAGAAAACAGCGCAGTCATGGCGGAACTTAAAGAAGTGTTAAAAAGTAGTGGGGCCTCCACTCGCGCAGAGATTGGGCGGGTGCATGGGAGGCTTGAAGGAATTGAAAGCAAGGCGGATAAAATCCTACTTATCGTAAAAGGAGGTCAAAACAGAAATGAATAAAAAAGAATGGTTCAAAAGCACAAAGGCCAGATTAGCCGCCACAGTTACGGCGGCCATTGCGGCGATAGTTGCCGCAGGCCTAATCTTTGATTGGCGGTACGCCGTAGGCGTATTGGCGGCGGAAATTTTGGCTTGTTTGGCATACAGCCTACGCAAGCTACACAAGAAAAAGGAGGAGGGCGGCGCACATGGCGGTTAGGACATATTCTTTACGTGCAGATGGAGACAGATTGCTTGCACCTAATTTTAGAGTGCGGGAGTTTGCAAGTCGCTGTGGTGCTGATAGGATACTGATTTGTGACAATCTTATTAGAACCCTTCAGCGAATCCGTGATCATTTTGGTGTTCCGGTGACAATTTCAAGCGGATTTAGAACAGAGGCACATAATCGGCGTGTAGGCGGTGCGACAAACAGCCAGCATTTACGTGGAACCGCCGCAGATATTACCGTGCGCGGCGTTGCTCCCCTTGCTGTGGCACAGTTTGCAGAGCACTTAGGAATGGGCGGAATTGGCCTATATGCAACCTTTACGCACGTTGATACAAGAGCGGCCCGCGCCCGCTGGGATCAACGTAGTGGGCGTCCGGTCAATGTATCCGGCTTTCCGGGCTTTGCGCCGCCACCACAGCCTACGCCGCCACAGCCCCCACCCCCGCCGCCTATACAAAATACACCACAACAACCGCAGGAGGATAACAGTATGACAGAAGCACAAGTAAGGGCGATTGTACGCGAAGAAATACAAAACGTGCTATCCGGTAACGGTACAGAACCGTCACCGTGGGCACGGGAAGAATTTGCGGCGGCAATGGCCGCAGGGATTACGGACGGTACAAGGCCGCTGGGGTACGCCACACGGCAGGAAATGGCGATTATGACACTTAGGGCCACGCAATGA